TGATCTGTTGTCGTGTTTCGATGGCTGTTACGATTAACGAGCCGGATCCAATTAACAAATCACCTGCCGTATTTGTTGCCGTTGGAAACCAATCTGCTGCATTCTCTTGATCACTAAATCTAATAAGAAGTGGATCTTGTACACCATTGCCCTCAATGTCGTTCTCACCACCTAACCCATCTGCACCAAATGCGATAACGTGACGATCTCTATCCGACACAATTATCTTACGCGCTTTTGTTGGACAACTCTTTGCGCCCGCTAATGTCGATAGTTTTACGGCACGGGTATCTAAAGCACCCGACGCAGAGGCGTCCCAATAATATACGCCCTCATCTTGCACGTTAATAATCAGGTCCTCGCCAAAATTATCATGGCTCCAAATCCGCAAGACATCTGTAAGTGTCAGCGCGGCAGCACTGCCCCATGTGTTTCTGCCCCATGTTCCAGCGCCCCAACCTGTGCCAAACAAGGAGGTGTTCAACCCTACACTGACTTGATAGGCAGCGACGACGGAAGAACCACCGTTGCCAGAATCACTTGAATTTGCAGTTACTGCCGTTGGTGTATATTGCCCAGTTACAGTAATACTCCCAACACTTGAAACAGTTCGCGCCGTAATCGTGTAAGAATTTGAATCACTTACAGCATCAATCTTGTACTCTTGGTTTAAAATGTTTGCAGTTATATTGCCGCCTAAAGAGGATGCACCGCTATAAGTAACAAAATCACCAGCAACTCTACCGTGAGAGGCATCTGTAACAGTAATTGTAGATGAGCCATTAGTTGCGCTAAACGTAACATCACCCGCTGCCGTTGTGACATCAAGAGGAGTAATATCATAATAGCCTTGACCACTTTCTATATAATATTTTGAGCTTGTGCCCAAACCAAGATATAGATCACCGTCTAATGCTCGCCACGGGTGCATGGCACGGCAAGTTCCAAGAAAACTGTTTTGACCTAACCTTGCCCAGCCGCCAATCTTTTCAGGATACCCAGAACGAAAGCGAACTTTATCACAGTCAAACCACCCACCCTCATTTGAATACGATGTGGTTTCTTTATTTATACCCGGTTGAAACTGTAACTTCTGTAGCGGCATGTAGTCACCATTAGCTCAATCAAACTTCTCTAAGGTGTTTGTCAAAGATGTTTCGTCAAGTATATCAAACCCACGGCTTGCTGCAAAGTCACTTGGACAATGCTTCCATTTTTCTGCGCAGGCTTCCAACCACTCTACGGTGTGATGATGCTCTGGCGCTTTGCCCTGCTTTATTATTTCGTTCTCCCACTGAAGGTATGCAATCACTTCTGCTTGAGCCTGCGCTGCGTTGATACCAAGATCAAACACATAAATTAAGTTGCCCTCATCAATCATACCGTTTCGACTGCGAGCGGCGTTGAGAGCCTGCTTCATGCAAGTCATAATATGGTATTTAATCTCTTCTTCTTCGTAATCTTTTTCAGATAACTTTTCTTTACCAATCTTCTTCATAAGATTGTCGTACTGATTGGTGAAGAAATTGAGCTTCCGTACTGCGCCCTCAACATAACCGCGTGAGGATGCCGCTTGTGCTTGCTTTTCATTGATCTTCACCTCAAGCATCTCGCGCTCAAGATCATCTGTCTCTGTCTCTAACTTGCGCTTCAACTTCTTAAGCTTAACTTCCTCCTTTTTCATACGGAAGTAGCCCTCTTGCAAAGCAGCCTTGGTCTTTTCAATTTCTGCAAGACTATGTTTGATTGAGCGAATAGGTGTGATTGCCGTCACGTCTAGCGTCACTGACATCATCTGAGAGTGAGACTTGTAGAAGTTGCTAGACGCTTGCGCAATTGCAGGAGCTTTTTCCTGTATGTTTGCCAACATAGATTTGTATTCAGGCTTCGCTTGCGGAAGCTGAATGTTTATGTCAGGCGTTGTAAGAGCGACTTCTTTTTGTATGTCTCTTGGCATTAAATTCCTTTATGTCGCTATTGCGTAGAAAATATAGTCACCATCTGTAAAATCATCTGTTATGGTGAAACCTGACGATAGTGGGTCTATTAAGTCTGTGTTTGTAACCTCTGCCGCAGTGTCATTTAAAAATAAATAAGGATCATTACCCGCAACTATACCTCTGGCAGAATCCCAGACATACCAGCCACCACTAGCATCTGTACGTTTAAGTAACACAAAGGAAGAACCCGACGTAAATCCGCAGTCCACGTTTGTTGTTCCAGAGTGCGTCACAGAACCTACTTTGCTTACCCCCGCAAGTGTTGCAAAAAGATAAGCTATAAAAGTAGCATTATTAGCATTAGTTCCTGCTATAGACCCAAGTGTAAATACAGATGATGTTGGGTCTGTGTCATTAAAATTAGCTTGGGTATATGCATAGTAAGTATCGTTAAGATTAATTATTTTTGTATTACCCAAAGCTTGGTGGTAAACTACCCAACCGTATGCCGTTCTTCCTTTGATCCATATCATTTCTGGAACAACACCAAGATTATGATTTACAGTACGTCCCGCTGTTGCATTTCCAGTGTAAGCAACCACGTCGAAATAGCCGGGTGCACGCTTCCACATCCATGAAGGATAACCTGTGGCACTAAAATTATCTCTCCAACCGTCCATCCAATCAAAAGTCCAAGTGCTTTGGCTTGCTTCAGCAGAATTACTATTTGTTTCAAGATAATTAGCGCCTGTCATACGAGTTCCAGTATACCTAAAACCTCCAGCAGCAGGATTAGCATATATTGCAAAATCAACAGGAAAATTAGAAATATAAGCTGGTCTATTTGTATCAGTGTTTGTGTCAGATAATTTCACTGAAAACACATCAGACGCTGCGGTTGGTGTAGCCATTGGACCACGCCGAATTGCCATGTAGATGTAAGTGTTTCCATTCGTGTTTACTTGACTATTGTTTTGTCGAATTTGAAATCCAGTTGATGTAAGATTTGCACGTTTCACTGACGTGTATTCTGCATCACTTGTATTCCACCACAGCATGTGGTCTGTATATGTAGTATCGTTTGTAACAGGCCATCCTCTCATATTGTCTAACACAACCCAAGGGCCCGTTGATGACGCGTTTTTAATCAATATCCACTGTGGCTCAAAACCGAGTGTAACAGTGGGTCCAGTAGATGAACCATTACCAGTATAACTTCCACACTGGATCATACCATCAGAGCTTGTGTCGTGACCAAAGAGGTAGGCTACATAAGTTGAACCATTTTGGTTGACTGTTCCCGCATTTCCAACTGTAAACTCAGTTGCTGTCGGATCTGTGTCGTTCCAAGCTGAACTAGCCGTCGATTCAGCATTTGTAGTTGAAATAGTTATATATTTAGTATTTCCTAAACCCCTATGATAAACCATCCACTGATCGAACTGACCTGTAGCTTTTACAATAATCATACCCGGCACTGCACCTAAGTTATGACTAACGGTTCTACCTGATGTTCCGTTACCAGTATAAGTAACTACGTCAAAAAACTTAGGGGCTTTTTTAAAGGTCCATGAAACATAATCTTCGCCGCTATATTGATCGTTATTTTGGCTAGTCAGAGCAAATCCATTGTTATTATACGTAATATACTGACCAACCGTGCTAGCTGCACCGGCACTGTTTGAGAATAAAACAGAGTTTGTACCTCGTTCAGTATCATACAACGCATGTGCTCTAGATGCTCTACTTTTCACCCAAACCAACCCACCATCAGAAAGATCAATGTTGTTGGTAATTGTTTGAGGGTTCGCTCCCGTACCCGTGTACAAAAACGTACTGAACACATTCTCTACAAACGCATCAAGATTTATATTACCCGCAGTGGGCCATAAACCAGCCCTCTTAAATGTCTCTGCTTCAGACACGGACCATATGCCAGAAGCCACACCATCCTGAAACGGACCCGCAGGATTAGTCGGATTGTTTGTAATAATGTTGCCTAAATATCGCTTACCTGTCATTAAGAAAGCCCCCCATGTGCAGTAGATACCGCACCAGCGCCCGTTGTATATTGATAGTTACCAAAAACAGAAGAATTTCCAGTTGAGGCGATTGTAATATATTCCAAAGTGTTTGAAAAACTCTCACCCAATTGAATCACGCCCCTAGTAGAATTACTGGTGCCGGAGCAAAACTGTTTACTTGCACCTAAATCACCAAAGTCTGTAGCATTACCCGTTGAGGCTATCGTTACATATGATATCACATTAGTTAAACCTGAACTTGCACCCCCTGCAGTTATACCTCTTGTTGAGTTAGACAAACCTGCACAGTCAGCCTGTACTTGTGTTAAATCACCAAAGTCTGTAGCATTTCCTGTTGAGGATATAGTCACATAGTCAATTGTATTTATTCTACTACCAGTTGTACCACCAGCAAATACGCCTCGTGTTGTAGAAGAAAACCCTGCTAAACTATTTCCGTTTACTGTTCTGTCACCAAAGTCTGTAGCATTGCCTGTAGTGGCTATAGTAATATAGCTTATTGTATTATCACTGGTTCCCCCATCTTTAAATATACCTCGTGTATTACTTCCAGAACCAGTATCTTGTTTAACCTCAGTAGATTGCGCATCGCCAAAATCAGTGCTTGTTCCAATGGACCTCATGGTAACAAATTCCATTGTATTAACACTTGAATTGCCCGTAGACTTACCAAACGCAAATACACCACGAGTGCTTGAGGACATACCCGCACTGTTTAAACAACCCGCAGATAAATTTCCCCAACTAATTGTGTTGCTTGTCGTAGTAATTACAATGTAATTAACGCTAGTGTCCGCCGCTGCACCTGACGGAAACAATGCAAGATCACCTGCTATCGGAACCACAGGCCAATCACTAGCATTCTGATACTGCGCGGAGAGGGACCATACACCTTGATAATTGGGCATCAAGAAACTCCCCCATGACTGTTTCCTACCGCCGCAGGGTTTGTTGTAGCGGTGTTCAAAGTGCCGAAGTCAGAGGCATTTCCCGTGCTTGCTATGGCAAAAAAGTCTAGGTTCATCGCACCACCTGAACTATTAGTAGAGGCCACGATGGCACGAGTCTTATTGCTTGTTGCCTCGTTTTGTTGGCTTGTCTGCGTCAAGTCTCCAAAATCAGATGAATTACCCGTAGACGCTATTGTTATAAAGTCTATCGTATTTGCCCCATTTATGCCCGGAAAAACTCCTCGTGTGCCATTAGATGCCGCCCCGTGTTGATGCGACGTGGTAGACAAATCTCCAAAATCTGACCAAGTTCCCACTGTTGCTATTGTCGTGTACCTAATTTCATTCTTTTTTGCACTTGCCTCTGTGAAGCCACCCGCTAAAACCCCTCTTGTTGACGAAGAACAGCCAGACGGCCCCTCACGTAATGTAATACCATAATCACCGTAGTTTGTAGCATTACCTGTAGTAGATATTGTAACATAATCAGTGGTTTCAGTTCCTTGGAACGAAGAGTTACGGCCACATGCAAACACTCCACGAGTGTCGTTAGATATTCCACCCACTTTATAATATCTTGCGACGGTAGTATCACCGAAATCTGTGGCATTGCCCGTAGATGCAAATGTGATATAGTCGATAGTATCATAAATTTGGCTTGAATTATACATATTTCCCCCCGCCGCCGCAATTCCACGAGTGGAATTTGAAGCAGGGGCCGCGCCCCCTCTTGCAACAGTAAGACTGCCCCAGTTTGAGGCATTACCCGTTGTTGAAATAGAAACATAATCTATAATACTTGTTCTATAAGTGCCAGAACCTGTTTGGCCGCCCATAAATACCGCGAGATCTGCTATAGGACTTACACTCCCACTCGCATCACTAGGCGCAGAATATCCAAACGCATTGATCGCCCAGACGTTAAACGTGTAGCTTGTGCCGTTGGTTAGACCCGTGACCGTTAAAGGAGAAGATGTGCCTGACGTGCCAATCCCATCATTAGATTGCGCTCTGAAGGCAGTAATGGCAGAGCCGCCAACATCAGTAGGTGCTGTAAAGCTAACACTAACCTGTGAATCTCCGGCTGTTCCACTGACGCCTGTCGGACTATCTGGTGCGTTCAGACCATCTTGACCTATAAAGCCGCCTCTACCCTTTGCCATGTGAGGCTCCTATTAGCTAATTTCCTCATAGCTCACCAACACTTCAAGGTCATTTGCAGTGCCTGCCGTAGCGGTAATCGACGTGTTCTCTTCTAAATACAACGCTGTGTTTTTATCTAAAACAACCAAGGCCGCATCCGCTGGCACAGAAACTGTACTAACCAAAGAATATGCAGTACCTCCACCAGATGCTGCGCTATGAACATCTACCGTCACATCTGCTGCATTTGTGCCGTCTACATTGGCAACTTGAATCATGTTAATTTTAAACACTTTGTCGCTAGATGCAGCATTTGTAACCAGCGTGGTTGCCGAAGTAGAAGAGAGGGCGATCTTGGCAGTCTTGCCCGTGATCGTCGCCACATTTACAATATTTGGTGCCGCCATTTCCTTATCTCCTTAGCCGAACACGATTGCCATAGCTATGGCTTTACCAGTTGAAATTCCAGCACTACCAAAAGAAACAGTGCCGCTACCGTTTGTTACCAACGCTTGCCCGTTTGTTCCATCAGAGGTTGGCAAAGTAAGTGCTGTTACGAAACTTTGCAGGTTTGCGTCATATGCAAGAACATCACTTCCTATAGCAACACCAAGATTCGTTCTCGCCGCAGACGCTGAGGAAGCGCCTGTACCGCCATCCGCAATTGCAAGATCCGCAATACCTGAAATATTACCGCCCGTAATTCGAGCACTGTCCATCGACAAGTCACTCGTAAAATCACTGACCGCGGCACCAGAACCTGCACCGTCGCAATAAATTATTTTACTATCGCCATTACCGACAGTGATGTTTGCGCCAGAACCTTGTGAGAAAATAGCATCCTGACCGCTATCATTCTGCACAAGGTAAAGATGTGCAGCATCGTTGGGGGATATTGTAATTGTATTTGTTCCAGAAGGCGAACCACTCAAAACCAAAACTTTAAACATACCGTCTGACAATGTGCCGTCCGTCGTTGTCAAAGTGTGAGTAGTTCCAGATAAAGTTATAGTTCCAACGCCATTTATAAGACGATCCAGAATGTCAAAGTTGGTGTTTGTTGTAGTGCCCCATGTACCAGACTGTTCACCTGTGGCGATTTTCTCAACACCGCTTCCTGTGTATGTGCTTGCCATTTTATTTCCTACGCAGCTATTTCAGTCCATGTTGTGCTTATATCAGGGATGATTTTACCCCAAACCGTTGTACGACCCGCTTCACCAGTAGCAGAGATGCCCGTCGGAAACACATTTGCATCTCCAATCACTGTAACAGAACCAACCTCTCCTGTCGAGGATATGCCACTTGGGACAACCGGGATGATTTGATTTGTTTTAAGAGTAACGGAACCTACACCAGACGTTGCCGCAAGACCCGTGACCGTAACAGATGCCGCGGCCCCGACAGAAACCGCATTTACCGAACCAGAAGCCTGTAAGCCTGTCACGTTTGTCGACACGCCCGAACCCACGGAAATTGTAATAGAGCCAACTCCGGTTACCGCAGCAAGACCTGTTTCCGGTACAGAGGCTGCTCCTTCGACTGTGACGCTGTTTGTCCCGCCTGTGGCCGCAGTTGTAATCGCAACGTCTTGGCCCCAGCCCCCAGCACCCCAAGTTTGTGTGGAAGAATCCCAACCCGAAAAGACAACCTTTGCGTCAGCCATTTTATTTAAGCAATGCGAATAATTGCGTTACTAGCATCTGCCGTTGGAAACACAATTTGAAAATCACCAGAGGTCGACGCTTTATTTGAGCCAAAATCTAAAACTACAACAGTATTTGCAGTGCCAGAACCCGACCCTTCTGTAGTATTATATATCAAAGCACCACGCGCCGTAATTGTTGCAGAGGTAAACGTAAGGTCGCCAAAATCCGTCAAAGCCGTAGTTCCTGATGTTGTTGGATCCACTCTCGTAAGAGTGCCGCCGCCTGCGCTGTATGTGCCAGAGTTGCTTACTTCGTTTGACGTCGTGTAAGCCGTAGTTGCCGCAGTAAAGGATGCGTTGTTATCGTAAAGCGCAAGTTTAAAAGTATCTCCGCCAGAATTTAAAAAGTTGTGTCCACCCTCAAGAAGCTCTTTCTTAAAAGAGGTACACATAAAGTTTCCACTAAAGGCCATTTCACAATCTCCTTATGAGTTCTGCCAATTCAGGATGCCCCGCATCTTTCAGAGCATTATACACAGTTGTCCTATCACTGTGAATAGCTTGTCGCATATAGTAAGAAATCAGTTTTTCAACGTGTTTTGAAAAAGCGCGAGCTTGATCCCGTATACCCGGATGAGCATTTTCGGAAACAGAAATAATCTTTGAAACACACTGTTCAGCAAGTTCGTCCGGAGTAAATCCACGATGATCCGTCGTGTTTACACCCACGATGGGCTCATGTTGCGGCACACTTACATCTATTTTAAACATTATTGTTTTGGCCTTATTATTTTTCCAGTGCGATATTCGTCAGTCACTTCTTTAGCCTCTCCTAACAATTTTATCCCAACTAAGGCTTCTTGAAACCGTTGGTTATACATGGTCATAACATCCGGATCACCTTTCATGTAGACATATGCTTCTATTAAGCAGCCATAAAGCAACGCTAACTCTGCATTTTCACTTAACCATGTTGTACTGCTATCACTTAATGTAGTGCTTGTAATACTCACTGGTCTGTAAAAGTAGTGCAATTCTGCAACATATTCGATATCGGGCGTCGGACCCAAAATAAAATAATCAACATCAAATTGTGCATAATATTTTGGTAAACCTGTTGTAGACTCATCTGGTGTATAAGATTGAACAAAAGAGGGATCTTTAAATTCAACAAACACCTTATCATTATTTGTACCCGCTAAACTCAACGAAAAAGGCGCTAAAAAATCTGATGGAACTGGAAGGTATTTATTTGAAATCGTGGTTCTAGCTAAAACGTTTTTGCGGAACAAACTTAATTGAACGTTTTTTAAAATTCGTTCTTCTGCAGACCGGATAAAAACAGGCAGATTTGTTACGAAAGATGTTTCATCATTCTCCGTGTAATCTTGTATTGCAGTTTTAAGTTGTGCGTATGTAAAACTCACAATCTAACCTTTCAATGATGATGTTGGTACAGTATGCGTACTACCCGTGTACCTAGCTTTACCGATAGATATTCTCACATCCTGAAGATAACCATTTAAGTAATTTCCATACTGATGACCACCTAGCCTAATATTGTCAGTCGAATAATTTGTAGTGTTTGATCCACTAAAAACTTGTGTGCCGTCAATGTAGACGCGCATTGTAGTTGTGTCGCGGGTTACTGCCAGATAATGCCAAGTGTTGATACTTAAAATATTATGATTGCTTCCGCTTCCTGTATTTCCTGTAATATAGCCACTGTCATAGACAGCGATACTATTGTTTGTGTGAAAGTAAAAAGTACCTAGAACGTTAGTATTCCCGCTAAGAAAATAAATTAAAGAATTTTGATCGTCATCATTTACGCGGAAAAAGCATTCTGCCGTAAATGCTCCAGTACCAAGATTAAACATGGACGATTGCGGAGTCTGCACAATATCATCCGAACCGTCGAAATAAACGCTTGCCGTGCTTCCAAATTTGGCTTGGGTCGTGCTTGCCGCTGCCCCACCAACGAGCTTCAAATTACTTACCTGCGATTTGTCTAAAACATGCGCGTCAGTGCCTTTTATGTGCAGCTTTGTATTCGATACGGTTGAAAGTGGAGCAGTTGGGGGCGTAAAAGTAGTTGTATATTGAGCATCTGAAGTAATTCTTAAGTCTGAAACAACCATGTCGGCGTCACGTCCGTTATCATAAAAAACACGTCCGACGAATGCTGTGCTGTGATTTGCTCCGCTTGGGTAACTGCCTGTTGCAGTTCCATCTGCAGACCCATTGAGATAGATCGTCCAAGTGCCGCTGTTTAAAACAAGCGCTATATGCGTCCAAATTTTTAGTGGTACAGTTCCGGTACTTATGGGACAACCAGTTGTGTTGCTATATCCCCCATTAACCATTCCTCGTAACGTTCTATTATTTTGTATTTCGAACGACAAAATATTGTTGCCGCCTGTGCTTCCCGCCGTGCCAAGCGAGTATACAGCGGTTCCATTCGACGACGGTGCAGAGTTAAGGTAAACCCACGCCTCTATTGTTGCCGCCGTTCCTGTTCTGCCAAGTGCCTGCAAATCAGCGCTTGCTGTAAGTTGTAGACTGTCTGCACTACCATCAAAAGATATAGACCCGCCATTAATGCTCTCTACATACTCATCATTATCATACGGAGACAAAGGCTCGGTTGATGGATCTCCGCCAATCGTAATCGAATGTCCTGTTGATGAACCATCTGACAAGTAAGGTAGGTGGCAAGTTAATAACGCAGTATTTGAGTCAGAGGTTAAACGCGCAGTCGGCACAGATGCTTCTGTCGCAGTTCCGCCAGTTACATATTGAAAGTCAGTTATGTACCCAAACAAATTACCAAATGTATCAATGCCTGACGCACCGCTAGGTATATTTCCTATCACCAAAGGGCGGCTAGGGTTGCCCAGGGTTGATACATCAACGGTGTGAATTGTTGTTCCATCGGCCTTGATCGTTAATGTGTTACTGGATCTCGTTAACTCGTAAAAATACCATTGGTTAAGACTTGGGTAAAAACTTAAATTTGTGTTTGTGAGAGTTCCCGAACTGTTCATCCATGAAAATACAACGCCATCGCTATTTGCGCCTCGGACACTCAACGCTAAACCGCCAGCCGAATAAAAATTACCAAAATATCCGTAAATATAGCCTAAGTTTTGAGCATAATAATAAGTGTGCCTTGCCC